AGTTGTTGGATTCTCTGAAAGTAATCTTGTCCATGTACCTGCAATTTCTTTATGAACTTCAGCGAATGGAAATATTAAACTTGTTGCCTGAGAAAACTGAGACCTTCTGTTTAAATCATAAAGAAGTTCTTGTACATCTTGTAATGCAACTGCTTTTGCAATATCGTCAAATTCATTTAAGTTTGATACACCACCTTGTGTAGGTATTGTTTTTTCAAGCTGAGCAATAATATTTTTATCCGCTTTTGCTTTTTTCGCATTAGATATAACTTCTTCTAAAGCTCTAGCATTTAATGTGTATGCTGATTCAGTTACTCTTGCATAATAAAATTGTTTAAAAGCAGGAGACCTAGATAAAAAGTTAGTTGGTTTTGACATAAGTAAATCAAACCAAGCAGCTACAGCTTTATTATAAGATTCACCAACACCTGGCTTTCTTGTTAAAGCTGCTGATACTTTTACTACCTGTGGACCTGAATCAACAATTTTAGAAAATTGGTTTACAAGTTCTGTAAAATCTTTTGAACTAGCTAAATTACCTATAGCAATCTCATCAAATATTTCTGCTGCTTCTGATAAATCAACATTATCTGCTATTTCTTTACCTCTTCTTTGTCTAAGGAACGTAGCTTTTTTATCAGACAATCCTTGTAATAAATTATCGTGATATTGACCATGTTCTGTCATTTCGTAATACATTCTTAGTGGCAAATCATTTGCATCTTTAACATTTTCAAAAACTACATTTTTAGGTATTTCTATTTTTTTTCCTGTAGATGGGTCTAAAATATATTTTTTATAATCACCACCAAGTTTGTCTACAATTCTTGCATGTAAAGATTCAAGATATTCTAATGTTCTGTCTTTATCAGATACCATTTTTTGCCTAGCATTTCTTGTAACACCATCAGCTTCATCTGCCCAGTTTTGCCAAGCTAAAGCAAGTCTATCTTCAGGTTTAGTTTTTCTTACAAGGTGTGCTGCTAAATCATCTATAGTTTTAAAATCAGAAGTACCTCTTAATATTTTTGCAACTTCAACAACTAAATCGTCATCAGCTAATAATGTATATTCTGTAGCCCAACCTTTTGCATAATCTAATCTTGGTTTACCACCAGACTGTAATGCTTTAGATTTTTCTATTTTATCAAAATATCTATCCATACTATTAGCAGACCTAATCATCATTCCATCTGAGCCTCTTGACATAGCTTGTTTAAAAAGTAAAGATTCTTTAAAAGAGTTTCCTAAAACATCTGTTGCTGCTTTTCTATTAAATGCGTATGCTAAATGAGATATAGGGTGTGTATATATTTGTGACAAATCTGCTGCCCACATACGTAATTGTTCTTCTGATATAACTCTCACAGTCCATGCAAATCGCAATAATTGAAATGGTTTCCATACACCTGATATTGCATTATTTGCAAGTCTTATTAAAACAGAGTTTGTTAATCTACCTGCATCTTTATCATACTTATAAAATATTTTTGCAAGATTTTTAGTTACAGCATTGGCGGCAAGATTACCTGCACCGAATGCTTCTTGTACAAAATCTGCATTATCCAAATCATCAAATATATCAAGAACTTCTGGTTTTGGTTTTGGTTTATAAGTTTGTCCAGTAATTCTTTTATATTCATCTGTAAGTGCTTTTACACCATCATCTTTTTTCCATGAAGCTATAAATTCTGCATATTCTCTATTTTTTTTTGCTAAATCTGTTATGTCATCTACTCTTCCATCAAGAGCTAAAAGTTGTGGTAAGTCTATTCTTTTTGGACCAAGTTTATTTAAACCAGTCATGCTATATAAAGTATTTCTAAAAGTACCAAGTATTCTAAACACTTCATTCATATCAGGAAGTGGTATGTTACCTGTTAGCATTTCAGACATAAGATGTGCTGTAGGTTGTGCATATTTTAAATTACCATCATATGTTTGTTCTATAAATTCTCTTATCTTTTCTGCATTACCTGAATCTACAAGTCCTTCTAATTCCTGCATTTGAAGTTTTGCTTTTGCACCATCTCTAACATATTGTCCTGCAGGCTTTGCTTTAGAACCTGTAAATCCAATATCAACAACTTCATCTCCAACTAATGAAACCCAATAAGCTCTAGATGCTTTTACTTCTGCAATAAAATCTAAAACACCTCCTGCAAATTGTCTTGGAAATCCTTTTGCTGTAAGTAATTTAGATACTTCTCCTAAAAGACCACCAGTTGCACTAGGGTCAGAACCTAACAATAAATTGTAAAATTCTTCTGTAAGTCTTAGTTTTGATACACGATTATTAGATAATGCAAAATCATCAAGTTTTTGACTTGTTGCTGCAAGGTCTTCAAACAACCTTGCTTTTTGTGCAGATGTAAAAGGTATTCTTGTTATAAGCTGTTCTAATTCTCTAAAACCTTTAGACCTTGAATGTGCAGTTATGTATGAAGGTGCAATAGACTGAAACAATCTGTACATCTTACTATCTCTTGCTCTTCTTTGTATTACAGCTCCGACACCAAGAAAGTCTCCCATGTCAGAAAAATCAATTTTTCCTCCATCATCAAGTATCTCTCCTGCTCTACCAAATGCACGACCTGTCCTACGTGATACACCTCCTCTAAATGTAAATGAGTAAGGGTCGAGACGCTTTGTAATTGTTCCCGCCCTAACTTCATTTGCAATTATATCTCCTATTGCGTCAGCAGAATCTGCACGTAATATTTTCATCTTTGTATGAGATGCAACATCAGGAAGTAACTTCATAATATCTTCATACTCAAATACACCTTTTTGTATTTGGTCATACATAAATTGATATATTTTTCTACCAGTTGTAGCATGCCAACCTTCAAATCTTGTTTTATTTAGAGATGGTTTTAATACTTTAGAAAGACCAGACGCATTTTTAATTTGGTCAATTTCTCTTACTCTACCTGCACGCAATCCTTTTACATATGAAGATATCTCTTGTTCAAGTTGTATTTCTAATTTAAGAAAATCTTCTTTGGCAGATGGACCTGCTTTTTTAGCTTTAGCTACTTTCTCTGCCGTTTCGTTTAATAACTTTACTGATTCTCCTGCAAATGCTTGTTGTTCAACAAGTGCATGGTCAACCATAAAATCAAGATAATCATTAAAATCATCAAACTCTCCATAATCTAAATCAATACCCTGTTTACCAAATACTTTTAATTTTTCTCCAGGACCTACAGGTAATATAGTTTTTTGTAAGGCTGATGAGTCTATAAGAATGTCTGTACCCTTTTCACCTTTATTTATTCCAACAATAGCTTTACTTACAATAGGTTCTTTTTGTTTAGCCTTAGAGCCATCTTTTCTAAGTTGTTTATTTATAAATTTACCTTTAGCATCTTTAGCATATTTAAAACTTGTATTACCACCTTCTTTAGCAAGTTTTCTAAGTTCATCTTCTGTATATTTAGATTTTGATAAAACATTATCTCCAACATCTACATATCTAAAATATGTTCTATTACCTTTTGTAACATTTACACCTTGATATATATTCTGACCTTGTGATTTAGCTGCACTAAATCCAGTCATTTTTTCTCCAGATATAAACATTTTTCCAAACTTACCTGCTTTAACAAACTGTCCACCTACTAAGTTTGCAGGGTCAAGTCCTAATGTAACTATGCCATCAATTAATCCTGATATTGTTCTGTATCTTTCTGTACCTGGTTCTACAAAGTTCATAGCCATAACTCTTCCTGGAGATATAACTTGACCTCTGTATTTATTTTTTTCTACAGCGTCTCTTTCAAGTTCTGTTATAGGTGTACCTAATTGGTTTTGTATTACTTGTTCAATAGCAGCAAGTTGTGATGGGTCTTGGATAGTAGATTGTATTTCTTTAAATATTTCTGTATCTCTAGCTAAAGTAGAATTACCAAAGTAACCTTCACCAAGATTTATCTTATTACCTTTTGCAAGTTCTTTTATTGCACGTACAGCAACAACATCACCTAAATCTTTTCTAGCGTCTTTATATGCATCTGCAAATTCACTATCTCCTGTAAGAAAACCTAAAACATGTTCACCATTACCTGCTGATATAAAATTAGAAAACCACATAAGATTTGCTAGTTGAGGTGATTTGCCTCTATCTATTGCGGCTCTTGCTGCAGCTTGATATGGTCTTTTAATAAATGATTCTGCAAAAGAATCTAAACCAACAAAAGTATTTCTAACAATACCTCTACCCATAGCTTTTACTTTTTCAAAGCCTTTTCTAGAATTTTCTTGTTCTATTTCAATTTGTCTTTTTACTAAAGCTGATATCTCTGGTGAATCTTCTGTAAAACCAAGTAAAGCAGAACCAACCATAATATCTCTACCAAGAATGTTTCCATACTTATTAACTATGTGTTCTAGGTTTATACCTATTTCAGGCTTTTGTTGTATAGTTTGTTTTACAGCATTATATTGACTTTGACGTTTTTTATGTTCGTCTATAGCACCTAGTTCTAAATCAGGTGGTTGATATCCATATATCGCCATTATGTCTCAAAATTAATCATGGCTGATGCTTCTTCACTACCGCCAAGTATATCATTTATGGCAGCAGCAGTCATTGAAGCTACATCTAAGGTTTGTCCTCCGTATGGTTTATATCCCTCTATTTGTGGTAATTCATCTACAGCTTGTATCCCTGGTCTATCTGTTGCTCTAAATGCATTAGCGATAGCAGGGTTAACTCTTGCTTGTGGTTCTTCCACAACAGCAGGTGTAACAGGAATGGGAGCAGCTTCTTCTACAGGAACGCTTCTTAACATTCTTTCTCTTTCTGCTGCACCTTCACCCCTTTGTGAATCTATTGATAATGCTTTTTTATTATGTCTAGTCATTTTCTTCCTCTTGTATCCAAATCATTTGTAACCTGCCATATCCTGGAACAAACATTATTGTCAAACCGTCCATAGTTTCCCATGAATTATCATTACTTGTATCTTCCAGATTATCGTTCAAGTACAATTCAGCTACATCAAGTTTATTTATTTCCCAGTCTTCTGATGTAATCATATTGTGAAATGCTGCGTTTATATTATCAAAGTCCACTATCCACCCCCTAACAAAGACATTACGTCTTGTGGTGACGGAGGTGGACCTTGTGGCGCTGCAGTACCTTGTCCTGCCAACACTTGTTCTACTTGTGACATTTGTGGCTCTTCAGCCGTAAAAAATTTCTTAAGTATCTGTCCCATTTGTCTTGGGCTATTATATAAGTCAACTAACGCCATCATTGCTTTCGCATCATTCTGACTTGCTCTAGCTAATAAAGAATCAAACATAACATTTTCTGCTTTATCTTTTGTAATACGTTCGTTGATGTCTTGTAGATTTTCTAGTCCGTCCATTTCCCTTTGCATTGTTTGTTTATCGATAATACCTGCTTGCAATAACTGTAAACCTGTAATTACTTTACTTGCTTCATCAAATGTAGCCATAGCTCCATACTTACGTTTTGTAAGATAGTTACCACCAATATCTGATGATGGTGTATAACTTTCTGAAAATGCAGAACCATTCATAGTACCAGTTAAAGGTTTTCTTCTATTCAATCCAAGTTCATCAAGTTCTAATCTTTTGTAATCTACTTCTTGTAAAGCATAAGTAAGAACTGTGTGGTATTCATTTACCATTGCACCAATACCTGCTTGTAACTCTTCAAGTCCTCTACCTGTTACAAATGAGTTAGGAGATATAGCATCATCACTAACTGGATAACCTGCAACAGTTCTAAGATGTCTTTCTATTCTTGATACAGATTCAAAGAGTTGATATGGTAAATTGTTTACTGGCTTTACTACTTGAGAACCAGGTGACAAATAGTTAATTGCATTTCTACCTTTTCTATATTGTCCTGACTCTATTTCACCAACAACGTTAGTTTCTGTAAATACAGCATCTTCCATAGCAATAACTGACATAATATTTATTTTTGCCATTGCAGCCATTAGACCTATTACTTGGTCAAACTGTCCTTGTATTTGGTCAAAAGAATATCTTTTAGCACAAACAAAAGATGGACCTGATTTAAGTACATTTGGTACAAAATCAACAATAGTCTTTGAGCCTACATGTACTACATAAGTTCCTTCTGGATTCATGTATTCAGCTATAACATCGCCAACCTCTGCTTGATTTTCCCATGAACCATTATCGTTATCTAAATATATGCCATGACTTAAATAATTTTCTTCTTCCGTTTGTTTTTCTGATTGGTCAT